GTAACTGCGGGCCTATATACCCCCCAGGCGGCTGGAAACAACTTTGCCAGCTGGCCCAACCTGGAGGTATCCCCAAATTTCGTTCCTCGAGCAACATCTGAACGATCGCCTCACACACGTTGAGGCAATGCTCAGCCATGTCATCAGGCAGCGGGAAATTTGGGACCGTTAACAACCGCTGCCTGACACTACGTCCTGCCAAAGCACTGTCCACATTCAAGGCATAATCCCGCTTGGCGCTTGTTACCAAGTGGGGGACGTAGTATAGCTCACGCCTGCGATAAAAAGAAAAGGCCCAGAGTACAAACCGGGCCAGGTGGGCTCGCAAGCATACGGCCATGTACCAGACCATGACCCAGCCAGACCGTTTGACAATCTGGCTCAACAGTTTAACGCCCGCTTCAGCAGGGCTGGGTAGTTGAACGGCAACCCAGATGGAAGCTGAGATGGCTAAAGCAAAACTTGCGTAAGCGACACTCCTCCACAATGAGGTGGGGGCGGACCACTCCACAAGAATTGATGGAAGCCACCATATTTCCTTATCAGGTAGCCAACAACGTATCCTAGCAACCTCGTAAGCGGCATTAAAAACTGGGATACCACGGTCGGGTAACACACGCCTGTCACGATGATACGCAACAGACAGTGTTTGGTTGACAAACAGACCACCCAACCGTTTTAACAATGACCTGCACTGATGGTTTTCCAGCACCACCCCCCGCAATAGGGGGAGGTCTGCCATTTCCTTAGGCAGACTACCATCCCCAGGCCCATCATCATCAGGGGCTCTTTCACCCATGACGAACGCCATGAAGGCAGCAATTCCCAGGCATCCGAAACCAAAACCCACTTCAAGCACTCCAAGTGGGTCAGCACCTTCAGCGATGCTCACACCCGCCAGAAAAAGTGAGGTCACGCCAACGATTGTGGCAATAACAATGGCCACAATAAAACAAGCAAAACGGTGGCGCCCAAAAACCTCACCCATGTCCCCGAGGTCCAGCCCGGGGCACATCTGGGATGGTTGGTTGTTCCACTCCCTAAATTTGGAACCGCCTGAGTCCAAAAATGGGCCACCGTCCAGGACATTAACGTGGCAGTCCATGGTGGCCTCAAATTGCCGGCTGCTCAAAGCAGCCGGTCCCATCACAGGGGGAGGAGAATCCTTCCTCTGTTTGTCCTCAAATTTGGGGACATACTCTCCCACGGATGGGACCGTGGGTGAGGCACCTAACGCTGGTGCGGTGTTTCCCACAGACACTGGCTGTGGGGGCTTGGAGGCAGGCCCAAAATCAAAGTTGTAGGTCCGAGAAGGCTGGTCATTATCGCTGGAGTGTTCTGAGCAACCATATTTTAACACATATCTCTTAGTGCCGTCAGGGAGAACAACCTCAGCATACAACGACGAAG